CCATAAATGCTTCCAAAATACGGCAAAGCCGTTGTATCCCAACATGTGCGGGAGGGTTACTTTGCTGATACGCACTTAACGCTCTTAATCGGGGTAGATCCATTTCATTACGTACATAGTCGTAATCTTTACCCATTGTCAGCACTAAATGCGTGTACAGCTCCTCCCAATCTATTCCCCCGAACCACCTGCAGCGTTGTCTTCATTTCCTTTAAGACCAGACACAGACATTACAGCTTCCATAACTTCCGTGAGTTGATCCATATAAATCATGTCAGCAACATCATCACGTGTGATATCCGGGTAATTGCGCTTAAGCGACTTAAACGCAACATCAATCACGGTACCCACATCATCGGGCTTAAATGCTTGAAGAGCTGGCAATAACTTTTCAACCGCACCAAGTGACAAAGGAGCAAATACAAATGGCTGACCATCAATAATAATTGTTGAGCCACGTGGGTTATCAACTTGCTTAAATTGCATCTGGTATTACTCCGATAAATCGATTTTGAAAACACGGTTAAGATCATCAGCCATAGGCTGGAATTCAAACTCAGGAATATCGTAATCGTCCTGTTTTGAACTGAATCCAAGTTTGTTACTGGTACAACGGAAGAAATTCATGTGCATGAACTTACCTTTGTAGTCACGTTGAAGGTCAACGGCAAACTCTGGCGTATAACCCATATCTAGGTTTGAGACAGTGATTGACTTAGCACCCGCCACCATTGCTGAATAACGGAAGTTAATAAATACCGTTTTACCTGCATCGGCAGCAGCAAATGTATAAGTACCGGTTGCTGCATCTACACTGTATTGCCCTGTTGTTGGCGCTGAGGCTACACGCTTAAGTGGGATTGCTTTCGCATCCGTTACGCCTAGATCCTTTACGAATGTACCGATGTTAGGGACAACCGGAGTAACTGAACCACCAGCCGGAATCACTTCACCATTAATGGTTTGGGAAACTGTTTCAATTCCACCTTCAGCAACAACTCCACCGAAGAAAATGGAATTTAATAAGGTACCGTTAATACGTCCGAAAGAAGCTTTACATTTAATGGTACCTTTACCACGCGCAGCATCTACAGCAAATTGACCACGACCGAAAAGCTCTTTTAAGTCATAGCTAATATCCACACCAACGGATTGCATCACCCCCACTTCAACTGGTGTGGGATTACTAATCGGTTGCCCGTATACATCTTGAATCGGTGTAGCAAAGATCTTGCCGGCACCAAATAAATATTGAGCCATTTATTTTGACCTCTCTAAAATGACAAAACCGCCATCGAGGCGGTCATAAAATGAATATTTTGTTAATTGGTTGTGAGGATCCGGATAGGGATAATGGCAATCGCCTGATCATCTAGCATGTTTTCTACTGCTTCATACACTTCTATTGTGCCTTCAATCCAGCAATGCTCAACCAAACCTCCCAAGGTCTGACATTCATTAAAATCTGGATGATCTGGCTGAATAGCTTCACGTACACGATCGATGAATATATTCATCTGCGATGATGGCGGCTTTGTAGTGTCCGATTCATGAATATAGAGATAAACCTCAGCAGCTAGTTCAACTTTTGAATCTAAACCATGTACCGGGACTTCTTGCTGATTGCCTTGTGTAATAAACATGGCTGGGCGCTGTTCTGGTGTTACATGGTTAAAGTGACGTAAACGGCGACTTACCGTAATCAATCCTTCTACCCTTGTGCTTAACCTTTCAAACAACGCCTGATAGATTGCTTCGCTATCCACCTGCTATACCTCGCTCAATTGCTGCATCAATATTTTTCGGCACAATCTTGGCCACGATATCCAGTGAATCACGCATGAACCGCAATTCTCTAAACCGAACATTCCTAGAATGGGCCTTAATATTGACCTGAACAGGTGAAATAGGTCGGCCAAAAGCCTGTTTAATCGTCCTAAGGTGTGCTTTAACACCCAAAGCTCCATTTAGCCCAAATTCATGTGCAGGTGCATAAGGCACCAAAGCACCACCAGCTCCCACGGTTCCCTCTATCGAATCCTTATCCTCATCCACCTTTGATGAAACGGATCCACGTAAGCGGCCAGTCTGAACTTTAAGTCGTTGGCCACTTAACATGTCTTTCTGAACAATCCGCTGTAAGCGCAAAGTAAGAGCGTTAACCGTACGTCTTATTTCAAACCTAACGCGATTATTCATCTCATCAAAATTGACCTGAGTATCAACACGATAATCGCTCATAGCTTAATTACTCTTTAGCAGATGCTGCAGATTTCTTTGGCTCAACCACTTCAACATAACGCTCAAAACCTAAGGGCTTTAAAATATGGATAATGTCATTATCAGATTCTAAAACGCCGTTTTTGATATCTAGGTTTTGCCCAGCAATAACGAGTTTGGTTGGCTTATAACCTTCGGGTGCCTGATATTTAAAAGGCATGGGATTCTCCTATACAACAAAAGCACCAACACCCAAACGGTTAGGGTTTGTGCCTTCGTCATCGATTGGAATGGAATTTTTTAACGCAAGATAACGCTGGCCATACATGCTGAGATCATAGAAAGCTTCTTTCGATGATCGGGAATAACTCACACTTTGGCCCGCAATTGTCATGCTTGAGGCGGTACTAAAAGCAGCACCATTGCCGCTTGAGATACCTACTTTAAGGATATGTGCTGCATACAGACCTACAGCACGTTCCTTTAATGCGCCAAACTCAATTTGAGAAACAATCAGATCCGCTTCTTCTAATGCATCCTGAATTCTCTCATCTGGCAAAGACATTAAACTCGAATCAGTCGAGAACTTTTTACGAAACGTTTGTACGTCCATATGTCTACCTTATTCCTTAGCCTGAGCTAACTTAGCTTGTAGCTGCTCAAGTGTTTCATCGTCACTGAACGTTACTTCAAGTTCTGTTAATTCAGCTTTCACGGCGGCCAAAGCAGCTTCTTTTGCAACTTTTGCCGCATCACCTGCTGCATCGTTTTGCTTGCCGCCTTTACCACCACGGCCACCATTTTTACCCGCAGCTTTAGACTCATCATCTGGGATTTCCTGAACTTCAAGCTCTCCTTTTTCAACGAGTGATTTAAAAGCTTTACCTTTAGATATACGTGTGAGATCCGCAGCACTAACTTGTACGGTTTGGCCCTGACCGACCTGAATTCCATCAAAAGAAAAAGCGGCCTGAGAGCCGCTGTAAGTAATTTTTGGCATGTTTAGTTATCCTTATTCAACATCGTAGTAGCGGAGAGAATCGACACGTTTTAAATAGACACCTTCATACATATAGTGTCCCGGTGTACGCATCACATAATTGATAGGTTGAGCTGCCAAGAATTCCAGTTCATTACAACGGAAAGTAATACAGCTCGGATCACGGCGATAAATAATACTGCGGTCAGTACCACCTTCACCTTTACCTTCAAGCATACTTTCAGAAGTGAATGTCAGTGTTTTACCTTGCATTGCAAAGGTGTTCTTTTCCTTAATGTATTCAAGGAAAGTTTTACCCGCTGAATCTGGAACGATACGGCTCGCTAGAATAGTGAACTTATTCTCAGGCATCACGAAAGTATCTGGTTGAATACTGCCATCGAACTTAGAGGCATTAGAAGCACCTTTAATTGCCTTATTGATATCGGCAAGAATAACCTCTACTGTGGCAGTCGTATAATCTACCGTAGAAGTAATCACCTCAACACCTGTTTGATTATAGAAGCCTAGCAAACCAGTTTCAGGCTCGCCAAACCAAGCGACATCACTCATGTGGTTTTCATAGGCCAATCGAGCTGCTGCAACTTTGTCAGTGGTTAGCTGGATACCTGCTTTTAAAGCTGCTGCAGCATCAAAAATACTGATTTCATAACCAATAACACCAGGCTGTACAGTGAGTTTTACTTCATCGTAAACAACCTCTGCTAATGGCACATCATTACCTTGACCTGAGAAGCGCTTACCACGTCCTACACCTCTCTTACGTTGCAAGACACTAGCCGAACCTATAACTGCACCTTCCAATCCTTCAATTGGTAAGTACTTTGCATAAGCTTGGGCTTCAGCAAGTTGGGGTGTCATTTCATCGATTGATTCAAGCTTTAATAATAACTTGGCAAAGTTATCTAAATTAAATGCATCCCCTACA